CGATCGGCACGCAATCCGGCGCCGGCGGGAGCGCCAAAGAATGGGCGCAGCGAGCCGAGGACTCCGCAGTCCCAGGCGGCGGCGGCGAGTATAGCGCGAAGCACTACAGCGCTAAGGCCAGCGCGTCGGCCAGCTCGGCCAGCACTTCGGCGTCCAACGCGAGTACAAGCGCGTCGGCTGCCAGCACATCGGCGTCAAACGCAAGCACTTCGGCGTCGGCTGCATCGTCCAGCGCCGCATCGGCGGCGGCGTCCTACGATAGTTTTGACGATAGGTACCTTGGCGCTAAGTCCAGCGCTCCGGCGCTCGACAACGACGGCGATGCTCTGATTACCGGGGCGCTGTACTTCGACACCACCGCTAGCGAGATGAAAGTTTATAGCGGCAGCGGTTGGGTCGCGACGGGATCGACGATCAGCTCTGTCTACCAGCGGTTCGAGTACACCGCGTCCGGCGGCGAGACTTCAGTGACCGGCGGCGACGACAACGCTAACACCCTCGCCTATGACGCTGGGTTCATCATGGTGTTTCTCAACGGCGTGATGCTCAACGACGGCGACTACACTGCGACGAGCGGATCGTCAATCACCGGGCTGGCGGCGCTGACTGCGGGTGACAAGCTCGAAGTGATCGCCCACGGTGCGGCTGCACCGGGAGACTATTACAGCAAGGCTGCGAGCGATGCGAAGTACGCGCTGCTTGGCGCGAATACAGACATCACGTCGCTCGGCACGATTAGCACAATAGACTTGAATGGCGGCACTATCGACGGCGCGGTGATCGGCGGGTCAAGCGCAGCCGCCGGTTCGTTCACTACTCTCAGTGCAAGCTCCCCGATTTCGGCTGCGGACGGCAGCAACTCGGCGCCAGCAATAACTAATACTGGCGACACTGACACAGGTCTCTACTTCTCGGCAGACAACGAAATCTCGACGGCGACGGCTGGTGAGCAGCGCATCATCCTTGACAGTTCCGGTGTGCTGAAGCCGAGAGAAGCATCGACTTATGGTGGCGCGGGCGCGGTCATCCAAGGCGCAGTCGTGTTCGCATGCAAGATGCCCTATGTGTCCAGCGTTGCCGACAACACATGGGCGCAGATTTCTATGTCCACGCCAGTATATGAAAACAAAGCAATCGTGGATGGGACGACGACTGGCAATGCGATTACCATCAAGAAGGCCGGGAAGTACATGATGGTGTGGAACGGAACGCTTGGCGGTGGAAACTCATACGGGAATGGAACGTATTACGTTCGCACATACGTCGAAAAAAATAGCGTGTCTCTTGGCGGGGGTACGCGACTTTTTGCACAAGGCGCGAGTGACAACGGAAGCCCTTCGGATGTCGGCCTCACCCAATACGCAAGTTCTGCGCGAGGCGGAGTGGTAAGCGGCATCGACTCACTTAGCGTTAGTGACGTTATTAGGTTCTGGCAACTTCACGATCATACCGGCGGGGGCTGGGCCGATCCCGGCAACGTGATGCTGATTTACTTCGACGAATAGGAGAAAACATGGCAAGTGTACAACTCAACGGACCGGTAGTGATGCGAATTTTTCTGCGCGATGCAAACATTGATGCTTCGCTGCCGCGCTACATAGACGCAGACAACATCCTTCACATCGACGGCGTAGATCAGCCTGCATTACAGGCTGCTTACGCAGCATACGATGAAACAGTAGCAAATCGAGAGGTAGCTTTTGACGCGCTGCGGCGAGTGCGTGACAACATGCTGATGGATACTGACTGGGTGGTGGTCAAGGCGCAAGAAGCCGGCGAGGCAGTCCCCGCCGCTTGGGCAACCTATCGCCAAGCCCTCCGCGATCTGCCTGCCAACACTTCTGACCCCGCCAACCCGGCTTGGCCGACGAAGCCAGGAGCTTAACCATGACACTCAATCGTGATCTAGCAGACCTCGCCCAGTCCCTTGCCGGCGGCATCGACATTGCCGATGGCGGCACGGGAGCGACCACTGCCAGCGCGGCGCGGACGGCACTCAGTGCGCAAACGGAAAGCGCCACGCTCACGGCCCTCTCCTCAGTCATGTCCTCGACGGCCACAGCGGCGGCGCAACGTGCGGCTCTTGCTGCCACGGGCAACCTAGCATCTGTTCAGGTTTTCACTGCCAGCGGCACTTGGACGAAACCTGCTGGCATTGCGCGAGTAAAAGTTGAGGTTCGCGGCGGTGGTGGTGGCGGCGGTGCAGCTACGAGTACGGCGGGCATCCAAGTTGGCGCTGGCGGCGGACAGGGTGGGTACTCCGCAAAGCTCATAGACGTCTCAGCCATTTCCAGTGAAACCGTGACTATTGGTGCCTTCGGCGCCGGGGGTGGTGCTGGTGGTTCCGGTTCACAGGGCGGCACATCCTCTTTTGGAGCACACTGTTCAGCGACTGGCGGTGCCGGGGGGCAAGGTGGTGCTGTAGCTGTAAATGTTCGAGGCGGTGCCGGTGGTTCCGGTTCTGGTGGAGATAGAAATCTTCGAGGCGCGGCTGGCGGAAATGGTATCGCTCCTGGCGTAGCCTGGGACAGCATCACGGGAGTCGGTGCTGGCGAAGGTGGCGGACGCGGCGCAATCGCGTCAGACGGAGAGGCAGCAGAAGCTAATTCTGGTGGTGGCGGTGGTGGGGCTTATGCAGACGACGGCAATCCTAGCGGCGGCGCAGGCGGCTCCGGCATTGTTATCGTTTGGGAGTATCAATAATGAAGGCTCTAGTCGAGGCAAGCGGGCGCGTTGCACAGGTCGTCGCTGACGACCAAATCTTTCCGGTCCATTCTTCACTACAATGGGTGGACTGCGATGACACCATTATTAGCGACACCCACTTTTACGCGAATGGGGTGTTTGCGAGCGAACCACAACCGGCGCTGACTTGGGCGGACATCCGCAGCGAGCGTGACGATTTGCTTGGAAAAACGGACTGGTGGGCAGTCTCAGATCGTACCATGTCGGCGAGCGAAGCGGCCTACAGACAAGCTCTGCGCGATGTGCCGCAGACTTTCGCAAGCCCCGCCGATGTAGTCTGGCCGACGAAGCCTGCGTGATAGCTGTTGGACGGTGCTGTCGATCTACGCCTGATTATCACGCTGGCCGGCATCCTGGTCAGCGTCGTCGGCGCGACGACTGTCGCTAAACAGCAGATCAAGCAGATCGCCGAACACCTGGCCGACATTGAGGCGCGACTGCGCCGGCTGGACAGCCGCACCGACCGGCACGAGGGCGAGATGGGCATGCACGCGCAACGCGTGGACGTGCTGTCTAGCATGATGGACCCGGCCACTATGGAGCGGCGGCATCGAGAAACAGCAGATCTACAGGCGCGCCTCGCGACCGTCGCGCGCGACGTAGAGGCCCTGAAGCATATGCACAACGGCCGCCACCCGCCGGTTGCAACATTATGAACGGCAAGCACCAGCGCGGGCAGATCTCAGAGGCGATCTGCGCGCTGCATCTCAGCCGGCGGGGCTGGTGGGTGTTCGCGCCGATCTTCGCGCTCTCCGGGCCGGTGGACCTGGTGGCGGTGCACCCGCGCGGCTATGTCGCGCTGGTAGACGTTAAGACCGACAGCCGGCGCCGGCTGGCTGGGCGCTCCAATACCTACGCGATATCGCGCGTTCGTAGCCCTCTGCAGAAGCGCTTACGCGTGCTGCTCGCTTACACGAGCGACGAGGGCATCCGCTGGAAGGGCGCCAGCGCGGCGATGAAAGAGCTGCTGAAGTGACGGACGAACTGGCGCAGTCGCCGGCCGACGCGACTAACTCGTTGCTCTGGCAGTACGCCGACGCGCTCGCCCGCCTGGCCGAGGTGTGGGCTGAGCTGCCTGATGGCTCGGAGCCCGAGGAGCTGCTCCGCGAGGCAATGCGCGCAGTCGCAGCTCGCGTCACGCAGACCGCGCTGATCTACACGTTTAATGTCGATGGAGCAGAGCAAGATGATTGAAGCGCTTATCGGCCCGGTGACGGGACTGCTGGACAAGTTTATCGCCGACAAAGACCAGCGCGAGCGCCTGGCCTTCGAGCTGGCGACCATGGCTGACCGGCATGCGCAAGAGATCGCTCTGGCGCAGATCAAGGTGAATGAGGCAGACGCGAGGGGCAGCTGGTTCCAGAGCGGCTGGCGGCCGGCAACAGGTTACGCATGCGTCGCTGGGCTGGCTGTCAACTTCCTTGTCTCGCCGCTGGCGCAGGGTTTCGGTGTAGACGTGCCGCAGGCCGATATGAGCGTGATGATGCCGCTGCTGCTCGGCATGCTGGGCCTCGCAGGCATGCGCACATATGAGCGCAAGGCTGGCGTCGGCAAGTGACTGTCATACTTAACACCGAGCGCATCGCGGCAGACCTGCGGCGCGAGGAAGGCTACCGCCGCTTCGCCTACCTCGACAGCCTGGGCCTGGTGACCGTCGGCATCGGCCGGTGCATCCACGAAGCACACGGCGTAGGCATCGACGAAGAAGAAGCGCTCTACCTGCTGCGCCGCGACATCGAGCGTTGCGCCGGCGAGTGCGACCGCGCCCTGCCGTGGTTCTCAAGCGCCAGCGCCAATGTCCGCGAGGCCGTCGTGCAGCTTGTGTTCCAGCTTGGGCTGCCCAAGTATCTCGGCTTCAAGAAGCACCTGGCGGCGCTCGAGGCGGGCGACTACGAAACGGCTGCGGACGAGCTGCTAGACAGCCGCTTCGCCCGGCAGACACCGGGACGCGCGGCGCGGATGGCCGATAGGATCAGAGCAGGCTGATGCTCCGCCAGGCTCCGCGCCGGCGGCTCACATGCCCACGGTCCTCAAGCGCCTGCACGATGCGCTGCACGCCGCTGAGGTTGCAGCCGCAGGCTCTCCCAATCTCTGCGTAACTGGGGCTGTACCCGCGCTCCGCAAAGAAGGCACGCAAAAACTCGAGCGCCTCGGCCTGCCGCTGCGTCAGCCCTAGCTTCTCATTCATTGCTAACCTCCTCGACCTTGAGACTAGCGGCACGCGCCGGCGGCTTTGCGGCGACCGTGTAGCCCTTGCGCGCGGCCTGCATGCCCCAGCTCACAGTCGCGACAACCTCGCCGGCCTCGTCGCGCGCGATGGCCTGGGTATGCAAACCCATCGCGTCCATTATGCGCGTCTGGCAGGCTTTGGCGAGATCCTGCATCTGCTTGATGGCGGCGCGGGCGGCGAGCAGATCAAGCGCAAGCTGGCTCAGCTCGCTGTCCAGCTCGACGGCCGGCAGGTCGTCCTCAGCCCGAGCAAAGGTCTGCTGCGCGTCGTTCGGAGAAAACACTGGGTAGTAGTCCATTACGCCATCGCGCGCCCACACCCCGAGTCGCTCCTCGAAGTCCAAACAGTCCTGGCGGATCTTCTCCTGGGTCGCGAAGTCCGGGCCTACCAAGTAAATCCGCAGCTCAGACCCCTGATACAGCGTCGCGATTGCGCCCCAGGTGTACCCGCAGCACATCATCAGGCCTTGCACTTGAATAGGCCCACGGTAATCGGCCGGCTCGTCCAGTGGGCGCACGCGCGTAGCTTTTGCCTCGAGGACGCCTGGCCCCTGCAGTGCGATGCGGTCAGCGCCGACGACGTATATGCCGGCGGTCGGGTCGTGCTCCACGACGCGGCCGTCGCCCCACAAGATGCCGTCGAGGCTGCCCTGCAGCGGGAGCTCTGCATGCCTCACCGCCTCAGTGACCGCCAGCTGCACGTCCAGGCCAAGCCGGTCGGCCGCCTCTTGCAAAATCGTCTTTTCGAGTTTGTTGCCCCAGGCCGCTGCCTCGCCCGCCGACTCTCGCGGCGGGTCTGGCAGGTTATTGGCGCGCGCCTGGCGGACCTGGCTTGCGCGTATCAACACGTCGTTGGGCGTCGCATACGGCGAGCGACCAGCGATTGCCGGGAGCTGTGAGCAGCTCAGTAGTGCGTCGTCGCTGAGCTTGCCGAGAGCTTCACCAGTCATGCTGCACCTACGAAATAGGCAGCCACGAGCGCGGCCATGACGAGGAGCCAAACGGCTGCCGAGGGCAACACCTGTGTAGGTGTAATGCGCTGGCCTGTCGCTGTCTCAAGATGTAGAGCTAAAACTCGCTGAAATACTGTGCTCACTGCTGCCTCCTAGGTTGAGGCAGCCTGTGGATTAGGGCGGGACGAAATTGGTAAACCGTTGGCAGTGCTCACAAAGGTGAGCCCGGTCCCGGCCTCCATCGACGCCCCGCAGCCCACAAGCTGCCTGGGGTTACTCATTATATACCTTGCGGTTAGGGGCAGGGCTAGGGGCGCCCTGTTCCTGCAATGTTTCTTGGTACAGCCGGCGCGCAGCGCTCGCTGCTAGACGCTGCCTGTTTGCTGTGCGCGTGTAGACGCGCGCCTGCTTGCTGGACTGCCAGCCGAACATGCTCATCAGCTCGTCCTCGCTAGCGCCGGCCTCCGCGATCATCGTCGCTGCTGCCTTGCGCACGCCATGCGCTGTGTAGCCGGCCGGTATGCCGGCCTCGCGGCAACGCTTGACGAACCACTGCGCCAGGCCTTTGACGGAATAGCTCAAGCCGAGCTCCGTCACCATGTACACCATGTCGCCGGTCGGCGCGGCGTCGATAGCCGCGCGCAAGGGCGGCAGGATCGGCACGGCAGTCGCGTCTTTCGCGTAGCGGCCGCGACCCTTCGTCTCGTTCCAGACCAGGAACCCGGCGCGCTCGTGCTGCGGCCCCAGCATCGCTGCGTCACTGATGCGGCAGCCTGTGTACAGCAGGAGGGTCATCAGCAAGTGCTCACGCTCGCCCAGCTCATAGTGCTTGTAAAAGCGAGCAATCAGCTCGCGCGTCCAGGCCTTATGCCCGCCGCTGTCGCGCCGCAGCTCCTCTCGCGCATAGGCGGCGACCTTCTCGCTCAGCGCGACATTCGTTGCAACCAGCTCGCGCCTGACAGCGTAATTAAGCACTGCGCGTATAGCCTTTAGGCGCGTGATCGCAGCTTCCGGTCGCCGCGCCTTCTGCTCCAGAACCTCGATCACGTCCAGCGCCTCGAGCTTGCGGTAGTCCTTGGCGGCCCAGTCGTGCAGGAACTGCTCGAGCACGCGGCGCCTCACCCGGCGCGTCTCGGGATGCAGCCGCTGGACCGCAGCAGAGTTTAGGTAAGCACTAACAAGGTGTCGCCACTGGAAGCGCGGCGCGCTGACCTGCGCCTGACCATGCGACAGCGCGTTTAGCGCGTCTGCGTACTGGCGTCCAAACTCAGCCGTCCCAGGCTGCGCGGTGATGGCGACGCGCGGGCCTTTGCCCTTGCGCACATAGTGATAGGTCCGACCGCCTGCTTGCTCCTCGACCAGATATGGCAGTTTCAACTTCATACCTCTCTTGTACTCAGGTTCCGCACAAAAGCTATCGCAGTGTTGCTCAGCAATTCTGCGTGCAGTTTTGCTCAGCAATTCTGCGTGCAGTGTTGCTCAGCAATTCTGCGTGCAGTTTTGCTCAGCATTTCTGCGCCCTAGCCAAATAGGTGCTGGTATCGCGCTACACACTCATCGAGCAGCTGCTTCGCCTCCGGGCTCGCCTTCGACCAGGTGGCAAGGTAGTCATTGCTCTGCAGCGCCCGGCTGGCTGTCAACATGTTCATGTTCCATGTTATGTGCGTTACAGCGCCATTTCGCACGCAGGTGCGCGACGGCAGCACATGCTTGCGAGATCCAGGCCCGGGCTGCGTCGTTACCAGGCCCGCCGCTCGCAGCCTCGGCACGATCCGCGCGGCGGTCGCCGGCGTGTCAAACTGCACGGAAAATGCAACCAAGTCGCCGACGGTCGGTGGCTCGTCCGCGTCGGCCAGCACCCAGCGCAGCCAGTTGCCCACCACCCAATAAAGGGCCGAGCGCTCGCCACTCAGCAGGGCTTTGACCGGAGCGCCACAGTGCGTCAAGTAGGTACTCTCTACGAAACTCGCGAGCATACGCATGCGAGCGTTATTGGTCGCGTCCAGCGAGCGCAGCGCGCCCAGGTCGGCCGGGTCAACTTTCACATAAGCGCAGTGTGTGTCCACATACTCGCTGACCCGGCTCTGCAGGTACGACGCCCACGCGCTCCTGCGGTCGGCAACACCATTACTAATATGCATCACGCACGCCCTTTCTTTTGCAGTTTGCGATAGCGCAGCCGCGTGTTGCGCACAGAGCTGAGGCTCCATGTGTCGCCGCCCCGCGCAGTCCTTACGCCTCTTGCTTTCAAACCGTCAGCGAGCTGCTGCAGCGTCTCGCAGCCGTATTGCTCAAGCTGGTCGAGAACCGGGCCCACTTCTCGGGCGTAAGCGTCCGCGTCCTTCGCCACAGCGATGCCGGCCTTCTTGGCGGCCGCTGCCGGGTCCGGCGTGCCGAGCCGCGTCCCGCGCCGCTTGGCAGCTGCAAGCGCGGCCGTCGTGCGCTCGCTTATTTGCGCGCCCTCGAGCTCGGCTATGTTAGCCATTAGTTGCAGCAGGAAGCGGTTTTGGCTTGGCGACCCCATCTCCGGAATGTCGCAAACGATCAGCTTAACGTCCGCCTCGAGGAGCCTTGTCAGAAACGGCAGGTTACGCGACAGCCTGTCCATCTTGGCTACGATCAGCGTCGCGCGCTGCGACCTGCACAGCTCGAGCGCCTTGCGCAACTCAGGCCGGCGCCTGTCGGTGCGCTTGCCGCTTTCGGCCTCCGTAAACTCGGCTATCAGCTCCCAGGCGCCGCCGTTAAGGTGCGCCTCTACCATTTGGCGCTGCGCCGCGAGCCCGAGCCCGCTGGCGCCTTGTCGCTTCGTGCTGACGCGGTAATACGCGACGTATTTGCCGCGATGTGCTTTGCCTGCCTCTGCCATGGTTCCTCCTCCTATGCTGCTTGATCGAACAGCGGCAGCCCTACCAGCCGCATGTCCTTTTTTCTTGCGAGCGGCACCACATTGGCTGCCACGGTCGGCTTATAGGCGCCGCTCGCCACATACGCGTTGCGTAGCTCTCTGTAGATCTGTTGCCAGGCCTTCTTGTGCCCGCCGGTCGTGACCTTGACGGGCTCCCCAGCGTAATCGACGGCGTGCGCGAGCTCGTGGCACACGACCATCGCCAGCGGCGCTAACGTGTCGCGCGCGTCACCCATCAGGTCGCCGATCTCCGGGTCGCAGGCGATGCTGTCGTACTCGCCCCGGATGCTTGCGCCGGCCTCGAGCGCGACAGCCCGGCGTAACCAGCGATCCCGCTTGCGGCCTGGCCGCAGCCGCTCGGCGCCCGCCCGCACCCGCGCCGCATCTAACGGCGTCCACCACCAGGATCCACTGTCCGGCGAGATCTGCGCCCACGGCTTCCCGCAGCGCTTGCCGGCCAGGCTCGACCTGCCGCGAACAACCAGCTGCAGATTGTCAGCGAACCACGGCGTCGCCAGGCCCAGCGTCACGCTGAGCCCGGCCACCTCCTTCACCATGCTCCTGATTACAGACTGCATATCTATGCCTTATGTACCTATTGAGTTCTGCATAATCAAGCCACTACTCGACTGGCTCGTCAGTCCAGTAGTTCGGGTCCGTAAATATCTCGCGTCTGTAGCCCTTTAGCTTGTCGGCCTCGCAGTCGCGGCAGCATTTGGCGACTGGTATCCCGCGAGCGTCCTTTACCCAGCGAGCAACCTCTCCGCTGCCGCACCTGCATGTTTCGTAGCTCATAGGTATTCCCCACCATAAGAAATCAACGTGCAGCCCCAGTACCCCATTCCAATATCATCGAGGGGCTCGAAGCCGGTAAAGTCGCCAACGATCCGTCCCTTTGCCATCAGGTTCTCGTCGTCGTCGTACAGCTCGAACTTTTCACCCTCGCCGGGTGCCACTGTGAGCCCGCCAACTGGGCCTGTTACGCCGGTCGCTCCGGCAGCTTCGTCGCAGCAATCCTTGTCAATGATCCAGCCGTACTTTTCGGTCACGCCTTTTTCGTAGCTCATATCTCTCCTCCTAGCCGTTCGGGTTTGTTAGCCAAACATCAGGCGCCAGCTCAACTATGTCGCCCCCTAGCACCAAGTCGCGAGCGAAGGCCTCGTAGTCGAAGTACCGCTCAGCAATCTCTGGCAGGTCGTAGCAATCGGCCACTAGCTCGGCCGCGTAGTTCTCGGCGCTTCCTTCGTAGATGGTCGCGTCGCCTGGCTCCATGTTGATGCCGACTTCTGCGAGCAGCTTGGCGAGCGCCTTATCCTCATCGCTCATTTCCAGCCAGTCCCACAGCTCGTCCGGCGGCGCACTGCTTTCGCAGTACCAGGCAGCCGGGAACCCTTCGTAGTCGCAGAACATCAGCTCGGGGTCCGCTTCTGCGACATAAGCCGTCGCAGCCGCCAGGAACTCGTCCCGGCTCGCGTACTCGTCAAGATCAAACCACTTCCCGATCAGCGTGCCGGCATTGTACTTCGCGTAGGTCGTTACCCAGAGTCTGGCTTCCATATCTCTCCTCCACCGTTTGGGTACTGCAAACTTACCCTTGCAACGTAATACCGTGGCGGTACCTTTGCAATACCCTAACGGTACTTTTTTTTAATAAAAATGTCGGGGCAGAATGGCTATTAAAAACAAGCCCTTACGGGCCCTGATCGGCAAGCACCTGCACTTATCGACTGCCTGCTGCGAGGCTTTGGCAGCGGCTGCAGCGTTCGAGCGCCGCAGTCAGAGCAGCCTTGCTGAGGAGCTGCTGGAGCGAGGCCTCCGCGAGCGCAGTCGCGCCAGGGCGGCTGACGCAGTGATCAGAAGCGCAGGCTACCAGTGAGCGTTAGCGGCGCCGGCGCGCGCAGGAAAGGCAGCGCGTTCGAGCGCGAGATACGGCAGCAGATCCGGGCTATCGGCATCGAGTGCAAGCGCGTGCCGCTGAGCGGCGCCGCCCAAGGCTTCAAGGGCGACCTGCAGCTGGCTGGGATGACAGCCGAGTGCAAGCGACGCAAGCGCAGCTACAGCAGCCTGTACCAGGCGCTCGAGCAAGGCGGCGGAAGCGACCTGCTGTTCGTGCGCGACGATCAGCGCGACAGCCTGGTCGTCATGCCCTTCGACACTTTCGCCAGCCTGTGCCGGTGGGCTGGCCTTCCGCAGAGATATCCGGCGAACCCAAGCGAGGAGACTACAGATGTTTGAATATGCAGGCGAAGGCGAGCGCGAGCAGAGCGACATTGAGCTCAAGCGGCTAACGATTGACTGGGGCAGCCTAAAGACGGGCTGGGGGATGCTTGCGCAAGGCAACAGCGACTTCGTGTGGGCAGCAGTGGCGGGCACGAGCATCCAGCGGCCCGGCGAAGATTACAAGCCGGCGTTTCAGGTTGACGTGTGGCTGGCGGCAGCTGACGGCGCGCCAAGCGACTGCTGGGTGCACTGGCGCAGCATCGGTCAGATGAACCGCAACGCGATCCAAGGCCTGCAGCGCGACGTGTTAAAGGGCGCGAAGGATAACGCCGGCAAGGTCGTCGTCGCCAGCGTCAAGGAAGTCATTAAATCGGGCAAAAACAACAACCACATGCCAGTGCTGGCGGTCGAGGCCTGGGTAGACGCGCCGAGCAAGCCGGAGGAAATACGCGGCTGGCTTGACTGGAAAAGCAACCTCAAGCGTTGGCGCTGCGCGGCGCCGGCAGGTGGCGACGCTGGAGCCGGCGAGATTTTCTAGCGATGGACTGGCAGCACTATGCGCTGCCCGTCGCCAAGCACTTTTGGGGTGAGCCTTCCAGGCGCACTGAGCGCGAGATTTTTTGGGGCAGCCAAAACGCCCGCAAGATCGACGTGCAGGCCGGCACCTGGTTTGACCACGAGTTAAACGTCGGCGGTGGTGTCGCGGATCTGATCCGCCACCACTTCCCGAAGGCGAACCCCGCAGAGTGGCTGCGCGACGAGTTTGGCGCCGAGATCGACGAGGCAGACGCTGCAGCCTGGACGCTGCGGCCGCTGCCCGTTGCGCCGCGCGTCACGACCTATGACTACTTACGCGCCGACGGCAGCGTGCACCTGCGGGTCACGCGTCGCGACCTGGCGGACGGCACCAAGACCTTTTCCCAGGCGCTGGCGGATGGGCGCAAGCCGACCGCAGACCCGAGCTACCGGCCTATTCCGTGGCGGCTTAACAAGATCGTCGCGCAGGCGGACGCGGACCTGTTTATAGCGGAGGGCGAGAAGGCATGCGCCGCGCTCGAGCAGCTCGGCGTGCTCGCGACGACGAACCCTGGCGGCGCGAAAGCATGGAAGCCAGAGCTGGCGCAGTATTTCGCAGGCAGGCGCTGCTTTGTCCTGCCCGACAACGACGTGGCCGGCGAGGCGCACGCGGCGCAGGTGATGCAGACACTGGCCGGCGTTGCGGCCGAAGTGCGGCTCGTGCGTCTGCCAGGTTTGCCTGAAAAGGGCGACGCGCACGATTGGATAGCCGCCGGTGGCACGCGCGAGCAGCTGCTGCAGCTCTGCGCGACCGCCGAGGTGAACGCAGCCGACATCACCAGCAGCCTGCCGCTGCGCGCGCTGTCCCTTGAGCAGCTCATGCAGCGACCGCCGGCGCAATGGCTTGTGCCAGGCATCTTGCCAGCGCGCGCGACGGCAGCCATCTGGGGGCCGCCGGGCAGCTTTAAGACGTTCCTGGCGCTCGACCTGATGCTGCACATCGCCCACGCGCGCAGCTGGAACGGGCGAGATGTAGACCCAGGCCTGGTTGTCTACATCGCGGGTGAAGGTGTTGCGGGCCTGCGGGCGCGGGCGGCGGCCTGGCACAAGCACCATAACTTGCAGATCGCAGACGCGCAGTTCCTGCTCGTCGAGGAGGCAGTGCCGCTGGACGACGGCGGCGCCGACGCGCTGATCCAGACAGTCGATGCCCTGCGCCAAGGGCGCGACGTCAA